GGTCAGGTTGCAATAGCAAATGGTGGAACAGGTTCATCAAGTTTAGCTGGTGCGAATATTGTAGCGTCAAATGCTAATACAACATTTACAAAAGCATTAAGAGGTAGCACACAAACTGCTGGATCACAAACAGGTAGTGTAACACTTGATTTTGATACATATCAGAATTTTGTTCTCACAGCCACAGGTAATGTAACTTTAGCTAATCCAAGTACAGAAGCAGTGGGACAGTCTGGTATTATAGTATTTATACAAGATGGTACTGGAAGTAGAACATTAAGTCTTGGTACAGATTATGAAACTGCTGGTGGTGCTGGTTTAACATTATCAACAGCAGCAAATGCTGTAGATGTTATACCGTATTTTGTTAAGGCTTCTGGGTCAATACAACTAGGAGCACCGCAACTTGCCTTTGCATAGGAGATATAAGTAATGCCAGTACAAGGTGAATTTTTTCAAAATCCAGGAAGTGGTGCTAGTAATTTTTATGACTATCAAATAGATCAAAGTGTTAGACTAGACAGACTTCATGCCGATAGATTATATAGAACACCTAGTAGTGCAGGCAATAGAAGAACTCT